TCTGCTGCAGGCCTACAGTCATTCATCGCTGTTGAAGGTGCAGCTGCATTCAAGGGCACCAGCGAATACGCTCGTAACCTTGTTGCAAGCACAGATCAGTGGGCTGCAATCCTTGGCTACGCTGACAGCAGTGGTCGTGCACTTTACAACGCTGTTGCACCACAGAATGCATCAGGTAATGCCTCTGTATCGTCCATCACTGGCAACGTACTTGGCACCAACCTTTACGTAGACCCGAACATCACCACATCAGGTGTTATCACCGAGTCTGCATTCTTGGTTGTTCCAGAAGCCGTCACCGTTTACGAATCACCAGCAACTCGCTTGCAGGTCAACGTCATCGGCACAGGCGAAGTCCAGATTGGTCTTTACGGCTACATGGGTATCGCTGTTAAGAAGGCTACGGGCGTTCGTCGCTTCACAAAGTCTTCCTAAGCACCAATCGTTGAGGGGGGCTGGTTGGTCCTGCCAGCCCCCTTTAACACCATCATCGAGGAGTCAACATGGCATACGTAACCATCACCGAGCTGAAAACTGCTTTAGGTGTAGGCGACCTGTACCCTGACACGCAGCTCGATGATGTAATCCAGACCGCCGAAAGTGTGCTGGAACCATTTCTAGAGACCCATGCTGTCGGTGTAGTTAGTGCAGCATTGGACACCAATCAGGTCACCTTTGTTACTGTCCGCCGTCACAACTACGCCATCGGCCAGTCCGTTGTGATCACTGGCACCGACTATGACGGCACCTACACTGTGCTAGACCGTTTGGCTTACTCATTCACCGTCAGCAAGACTGGCACCGACACTGTGAGCCACCACTACCTACCTATGGGTAAGGCAGAACTGTCCACAGCTGCAACATACGACAACGTGGTTGCTGTCCGTACTGCAGCGATGATGATTGCTGTCGATGTGTTCAACTCTTGGACTGTGCCAGGTGGGCAAGCTCAGGGCATCGACTTCCAGCCCGGACCATACATCATGGGTCGCTCCATCTTGTCCAGAGTAATGGGTTTGATTAGCCGTTACCGTGACGTGGATTCGATGATCGGATGAGCATCACAACCGCCCGACAAGAATTAGCCACCGCCCTCGAGGGTGCAGGCTACACAGTCTTTAAGCAGCCAACCGAAAACATGCCCGTCCCGTGTGTGGTACTGGTGCCCGGTCAGCCTTATGTTGAGTTCCCAGTTGTCAGCATCAACCGCCTGACCATGAACTTTAAGGTCACACTCATGGTGGCCATGATTGATAACCAAGCATCAATCATCAACCTTGAAACACTCATGACAAAAGTTTTGGACGTCCTGCCATCAGGCGTCCAGATTGGAACATTCAGTCAGCCCGCTCTCGTACAAAACGGTCCAGTTGATTGCTTGTCCACCGAAGTAACACTCACAATCCAAACCACAAAGGAGTAAGAGTAATGGCTCTTATCTATGCACATGGTCATGACCTTACTCTGACCATCAACTCAGTCAGCTATCAAGATGTTGCTGCATCAGCAACTTTGACAGTTGAGAACGATCAGCAAGTTATCGAAACCCTTGCAGGCCGTTCATACAAGACTGTGTCTAAGTCAGGAACACTCGATGTTGAGTTGTACCAAGACTGGAACAGCACCTCAAGCGGAACCACTAGCAACAGCATTTGTAAGGCTCTTTGGAACCTAGCCAACACTGCCCCAGACACCTCAATTACTGCCATTCTTAAGTGTGGCAATACGACTGGTACTACTACTGTGTACACGTTCAACGTGTTCCCAGTATTCCCACCACTTGGTGGAGCTGCAAACGACGTTCTCACAGCATCGGTTTCATTCGTTGTTGAAGATGGCACCGTAACAGCAACAACCGTCTAACGACAGAAAAGAGTAAGGACCATGAAAATCACAATTAGTTACGTTCATGGTGGGGTCGCTGGTGAGGTTACAACCTTGCCAGCAGACTTCATCAAGTGGGAACGAATCACGAAGCAGAAGTTTAGTGATCTGTGGCAGCAAGACGGCAAGGATGTAAGCCTACGTATTGGGCTTGAGGATTTGGCTACACTCACATGGGCTGTCCTAGCTCGTAAGAATGTAACCAATGAACCGTTTGAAATCTGGCTAGACAACTTGGACAGCATCGAGGATTTCAGCGAGGGTGACACAAACCCCACCCAGCCGGAAGCCTCAACCGACAGCGATTAAGTTTGGCTGTTGCTGGGGTTATCCGGCTTGACTGGGATGATTTGGACTGGCAAGACATAGCAACAATTAACGACCTTTACAAGGAGAGGCACAGTGGGTAACAAGCCAGCAGTGTACGTTGATGCTGACTCGTACTATGCCCTGCTACGTGCCCTTAAAGGTTTGCCCAAGGAAGCCTCACAAGAACTCCGTGTAGAGGCTAAACAGATTGCTGAGGACATTGTTAAGCCCAGTGTTCAACGTGCCATCAGGAGCCATGCAGGGCCTTTCGGTGACAAGTTAGCCAAGAATGTTCGGGTTACCCGTGACCGTGTGCCCAAGGTTGCTATCGGTACACGCCGTAAAGCCTACTCTGGTGGAGCATCGAGCATCCAGATTCGTTACGGCACCGTCGTTGGTCCTTACCGTACTGGCAATGCTGGAACTAGACATGATCGTGAACAGACGTGGGCACGGAAAGTTAGTCCAGGTTGGACCGATGCAGCTGCACGTGACTACACGCCACCAGCATTTAAGGCGTGGGAAAATGCCATCGAGCACATAGTTAACAAGTGGAATAGGGGTTAAACATGGCATCACAGTTGGGTCGTTCCCTTTATGTAGGTCTCAAGGCTGATACCAAGGGCTTCGGCAAAAGCCTTTCAAAGGCCGAGAAGCGAATGCACATGTTTAAGAATGCAGCCAAGGTCGCTGGTGCTGCTGTCGCTGCATCGTTTGCTGCCATGGGTGCCGCTGCTCTGTTCTTTGGTAAGTCTGCTGTAACGGCTGCCATCGAGGATGACAAAGCACAAAAGATGTTGGCTAAGACTGTTAAGAACAATACCAAGGTCAACAAGGCGTATCAGCACAGTATCGAAAAGTCTGTTGACGCTTTGCAGAATCAGTTCAACATTGCTGACGATCAGTTACGCCCAGCATTTGGCAAGTTGATTACAGCTACTAAGTCTGTCAGTAAGTCTCAAAAGATTATGAGGATTGCCCTCGATGTATCGGCTGGGACTGGCAAGAGTCTGGATACTGTGGTCTCTGCCCTCTCACGTGCATACCTAGGGAATAACACTGCACTGGGTAAACTTGGTGTGGGTATTGACAAGACCAAACTTAAAGGCATGTCCTTTGACCAGTTGCTGAAAACCCTTAGTGGAACTATGGGTGGTCAGGCTAAGGAAGCTGCAAACTCGTATGCCGGTTCAGTGGAGGGCATCAAGATTGCTTGGTCTGAATTCCAAGAATCTGTGGGTTATATGATTTTGCCTAAGTTGAAAGGCATATTGGAATACATTAAGAATGATTTGATGCCGTGGCTTGGCGATCTCAAAGATGGTTTCACTGGTGCTAAACAGGAAACAATTAGTCCACAGCTTCGTAAAGTTTCCAAGGCTATGGGTTTGAATCCTGACAATCCTAAATCAAACGCTTATGGCCTTGGTGAAGCAATTAAAACAATGACTGTTTCTTTAGAAAAAATGTTTACTTCGCTAAATGGTGATGATGCAAGCGGAGCCAGTTCAACCCTAGATACACTTGCCAAAAGTCTGACTAACATTGCCAACGCTATTACCACAGTGACTAATGCTGTGACAGGTGCTAAAAGTTGGTGGCAAAAATGGGGTGGATGGATTGGAACTATTACTGGTGCAGATCCCGGTAATTATGGCACTGGGCCAGCACCTACACCTACATCAACAAGCATGAAAGCTTCTGGTGGTCCAGTTCGAGGTGGCAGGCCTTACCTTGTAGGTGAGAACGGTCCAGAAATGTTCGTTCCATCAGGTGCTGGTGCTATCCGTACCGCATCCCAAACCCGGGGCATGGGCTACGGAAGCACAGTCATTAACCTTAATGGCATTGTGGATGCAGAATCAGCTCGTCGTAGCATCGAGAAGCTGATGAGAGAATCTAGCCTAAGAACAGGCACAGTTAATCTGAACGGAAGTATCTTTTAATGACCGCTTGGACCCCAACTTTGTACCTAACTGACGGGGCAACAATCCCCACCAGTTATTCCGACCATGCCGAAATCCAGTCCATCAACATTAGTGGCGGACGATACGACACCACAACACAGCCGACCGGGCGGACCATGACAGTGCAACTGACACCACTGACAAGTTTCACACCACCCACCATCGCTGACCCACTACAACTATTTACCACTGTTGGGGGCTATGCCTACGACCTGTTCAACGGCATCATCACAGACATCTCATTCTCCTACCGTAACTACGGCAACGGCAACGGCATCCCGACCTACACCATTACAGCAATGGCAGCCATCGGAACCCTTGAATGGAACACCTGCACACCAACAGTCAGCTACTCACTTGACTATGCAGGTGCTCAAATCCTTGCCATGATGAGTGACTGGCAATTAAATGCCAAAACAAACTACACATATGGCTCCACAACAATCCCACAAACAGGTGGAGCAGTCCTAGATGCAGTATCCCCAGCAGCAACAGATAATCTTTATGATGTAATCCGTTACACAGCATCAAGTGCTGGTGGCGTATTTTATGATCGTGCAGATGGTTCGATTTGGTACGACAGACGATCAGACCGTAATAGCCGTTCAGCCTTTACCTTAACCACCAGCGACATCGATTCCAGTATTGCTTTCACACGATCAATCACAGCCATAGGCAATTCAGTAACCGTTCAGCGTACAGGTACAGATGCCACAGCTAGTGACTTAACATCAATCGGTAAGTTTGGCAAACGTGCTGGCAGCAGGGATACCCGAATCCATAACCTGACGGATGCTCAAACCCTTGCCAACAGTTTCATCGCTGGATTCAAGTCCCCAGTATGGCGACCAGACACTGTGTCGTGCACCCTTACCAATCCAGACATGACAGATGCCACCCGAGCCAACCTGCTAGGCGTATTCTGTGGATCGAAAGTAACTATCCCAGTACCATCTGAAATTGGTGGGGGCACAGCCACCTACTTTGTTGAAAACTTCACATGGACTACAGGTGTCGGATACCTGAACGTGTCACTCGGCCTAGCACCAACCAACGACAGTATCTAAAGATAGGATAGTTTTATGGCTTTTCATAAACCAACCAACAGCAACAAGGTCACTTGTGCCTACCACACCAAAGGTTCAGTCTGGCAGGCTGGCTACCACACGGGCACCGACTATGCAGGTAACTATGGTGACCCAGTGTATGCAGTGGCTGGTGGCACAGTAATCCATGCTAACCGTATGGGAGGCTGGGGCATTGCCTACGGCATCCACGTCATCATCGAATCTGAGGGCGTTGTTGAGGGTAAACTACAAACCCTTTACGCCCACCTCGCCTACGTCAACCTCGAGGTAATTGGCAAGGGCAAAGTCAAAGCAGGCGACATCATCGGCTATGTAGGCTCAACAGGCACACGATCATCAGGCCCACACCTACACCTCGAAATGAGGGTTGCCCCATTCTTGTACGACAACAAGACCCTGAACCCTGAATCGGTTATCAAACTGTCCACAACACCAGTCAAGAAGCCACCAGTTAAGAAAGTAGGGTCAGTCAAGCGATGAGTCACGACACCTTGACCCAACTCTCTGCAGCTGCTGGAACTGTCGCTCGGGTCTTTGTCACCACCTTTATTGCAGCCATCCTGACAGCAGGAAACTACTCAGAGACATCAGTGAAAGCGGCTTTGTATGCCGGAGCAGGGTCTGTGCTCATGGTGACGTACAACTATCTGAACAAATCGGACACCCGATACGGTATTGGTTATGTCCCAAGGTGAACCCACATTAGGCGAGATCATGAGACGCCTCGATGAACTAGCCCAAGATGTCAAAGACCTACCCCTACGAGTCCAGGAAGAGTTTGTACGCCGTGAAACTTATGTTGCTGAACGCCGCCATATTGACGATCGTGTCAGCCGTCTTGAGTCACGTTCTGAGTGGATTGTTAGGACTGTAGGGGCTTTAGTTATCGGTCTGGTAGTTGGAGCTTCATCACTCTTTAGATAACGGTCTGGAGCCTTACAATGGGCTTATGGACGTAGCACCTGAACCAACCCCAGTAGCCAACATGCTGCACCATGTTCGGGAGCAAATCTTTCCAGAGGGTGCTCTTTGCACAGCTTGGGTGCTTTCCACCGAGTGGATGTCTGCCGATGGCGAGTGGTACACGTTCACAATCACTGACGATTCTGCCCCTGTCTGGCACCATGTAGGCCTGCTGGCTAAGTCTGCTCAGGAACTGGATGCCGAAATGGCCGACGACACACCTGACCTCGATTGACTTGACAGGTTGCTAAATAGGCGTATCGTTAGTGATGTGCCCAACCCCGGGCATTATGAAAGGACCGAGAATGATTAAAGCAATTAACGCCACAGGCTGGGCCATCGCCCTAGTCGGATTACTGGTAGGCGAAACCATCCACCCAGCACTACTCGTAGCCCTTGCAGCTGCATCAGGCTTTTGCTTCTGGCTATCACACGCCCTCTACAAAGAGGTGCTACAGCACAAGTACCAAGTACAAGATGCACCTATCGCTTCACAACTTTCACGAGATCTAAGGATTGAGGTCTAAACATGGCACAGCAGACAGGCCTTGAATGGCTACGAGCACGAATGAACGAACTGGGCTACACGAACCTAGACACCGTTGCTGCAGAGATTGGCACCCACCGGGGCAACCTGTGGCGATACTTCAACCACGACAACATCCCAAACATGGGACTACTACCAGCAATGTGTGACGTACTAGCCAGCAACCCCACCGAAATACTACGTGCCCTCAAGATTCTAGGTCCACGACAAACAGTATGACCGTCTGGAGCCAACAGCGGCACGATGAAAGTATTTGGGCACAGGACCTCTTTGTAGACATCCTGAACTACAAAACTGAACGTAACGCCAAGGTAAACGACAACATCTACGGCATCGACGTAGTAACCGATGAATACGACTTCGAGGTAGAGATAAAGCACAACTGGGTAGGCAGGGAGTTCATTTATGACACCATGCACTATGCAGAACGTAAACGAAAGTTCATCACACCACGATCATTCTTTGTGACATTCAACTCCGATGCCACAAGGTACTTCATCACCCACTCAAGTGCACTGAAAGACCAAAACATCATCATGAAAGACACCAAGTACAGCACACTGGAACCTTTTATTGTGGTTCCTGTCAGACTCGGCCACTTTAATGATGTTCCTAACGAAATCAGAAAGGCTTATCCATGAGCTTTAACATGAACGACTACATCGACGTAAAGACCCGTATCACGATGCTCTACGCCAAGTACCCTGATGCATCAATCCAGTTCCAATTTATGGGAACACTTGATCATGACCCAGAAATGATTTGGGGCATCGCTCACGTTTACCGGACACCAGACGACCGCCAGCCAGCAACTGGCACAGCCCAAGAACTAGCCAAGGGCAAAACCAACTTCACTCGAGGCTCAGAACTACAGAACCTTGAGACCAGTGCTGTAGGACGTGCCCTAGGCATGCTGGGTATCGGCATCGACAAGGGCTTGGCAACCTCGGACGAGATTGAAGCTGCACAGGAACGCCAACGACCCAACCCGGTTTACAAGGGAAGTGTCACATCGGCTCTCGCCAGTGAGAAGCAACTTGAGACGATCACTAAGTTGATGCCATCAGCCCAGTACGTTTCAGACTGGAAAGCCGAACGAAACATTACAGGCAAAATCAACAAAGCCGAAGCATCAGACCTGATTGCTGACCTACTCAACCTGAAAGCACAAAACAAAGATGGCTAGTGACTTGGCAACCAATAGAAAGAATTGGGCAATCGGCAGAGTAGTGGCTTTACACAAACCAGAGGTCTTTATTGGAACCAAGACATGGTTGATTTGCTCTATTTGCACAAAAAACGGCGGAGAATGTGAGCCTTACCCTTGCCCAACAATCAGAGAGATTATCAGTGAATAAAAAGGTCGTACTCCTGGACACACCAGCTGCACACTTCGATGCAGGCTTTTGTAACGGACTCATGATGCTCGCCTCGTGGATACGAGACAACGAACGGCCAACAGCACAAACCAAACGAATACTCGAAATGATTACCGAACTAGCAGGAGAACCAAAGCATGAGAATTAACATGACAGCCGTAGGCAACCTCACCAAAGACCCAGAACTACGCTTCACAGCATCAGGCAAAGCAGTAGCCAACCTAGTCATAGCCTGCAGTGAACGAAAGTTTGATAAAGAAACCAACACATGGAGCGACGGCAACACAGTGTTCATCACTGCCACCGTATGGGGCAAAATGGCTGAGAACGCCACAGAGAGCCTACAAAAGGGCATGCAGGTCATTGCCACTGGTGTTCTACGCCAACACGAGTTCGAGGACAAGCAAGGGGCACAACAACGCCGCCTCGAGCTAGAAGTAGACAACATCGGTGCAGGCCTATCCAACGCTGTAGCCAAGGTCGAAAAGATTAAACGAGACACCCCACCGGCATCAGTAGATCCATGGGGCCTAAACTTGCCCCAGTCAGACGAAGTGCCATTCTAAACTTCTGCTGGTGGTGGCCCTAGCTTAGGACTGTCACCAGCAGAACCCATGTGTAAACGTCAGGGCGTGACTCAAACCGCTGGCCTGCTAACCAACAGGCTCAACCGCCGTCTGAGGGCGTTACCTCGGCATGGACGGACTAAACCATGCAACCCCATCCCACACACACAATCAAGGCAGGGAGAATGAAGCACTGTGATGCATAACCGAGTCACCATGCATTGCACTACAAGACAGTCTTCATACATGGCGTGACTATCCGTAAGGATCCATACACCAGTACCGCTCATCCATGACGGACAGGAGATTTGGCTGCTCTTGGTAGCCATTCCCTGCCCACTAAGCCAATCAAGACAGGAGTCAATCAGTGATACCAACAACAACAGCAAAGAAACTAGCAACACTAGAACAACAAATAGCAGAACAACAATTCATCATCAACAGACAAAAGACAATCATCCGGTCATTGGAGTCAGAGCTTGAGAAGTCCATTAGTGAACGTCTTAAGTGTCTAAAGTGCAGAGTAAAGTTAAGAGAGTTAAGGAGGAATGATGGGAGTACGTGCTAAGGGCTGGGCCAAGACACGACTGGCCATACTGCAGCGAGATGGATACGAGTGCCATTACTGTGGTGCTGTAGCCACAGAGGTAGACCACGTCATACCTCGAGCTAATGGTGGTAGTGAGGAGCCTGAGAACCTAGTGGCATCATGCATGAGATGTAACAGAAGCAAGGGCAAGCGTATTGCACCTAAGAAACGCTTTTTTGAGGCGATGAATGGACACCCGCCCGCAGGCGGGATTATTCCCCCGATGAGAAAATTGGGACCACCAGAGGCAGGATTAGATCGTGAATGACAAAAGTATTCTTAATAATGTTCAAATTGCTGTTTCTAATAATGGTGGCCATCTCAGTGCTGTTGATGCTGGTGCTGTCGCTGTTCTGTATCGGTTATCCATGCTT